CTTATCTTTAGATATACAGGCTAAAGGTTTAATGTCCGGCATAAAAGATGATGATGGCGTAGAGTGGAATAATAGAGTTACACGAATAAGAGCTGAAAATTTTATTAAGGAGTATGAAGGTCAGCTAAAAAAACTTGAATACCAGGTAGAGCGTGAAGCATTCCGGGAAGGAATAACCATGCAAGCAAAAAGAGAGGCTTTAGCAAAAGCCGCACAGCAGGTAAAAAACCTGCTAAAACAAGCTGGACTTATGGAACAACTTCAAAACATTCGAGGTTTTGAAGAAAAATTGAACCAATCACTTACAGAAGATTTAGATACACTTCCGGATTGGATATCATCATTACTTAAAGTTATTCTTGTAGCAACTAAACGCAAATAATAATGGCAAAACGTATTGCACCTTCGGCAACATTTCCGCAAAGGCAGGAACAACATGCTAATGCAAATTGGATGAACTTAGGATTCAACCACAAAACAACTACTACTATGGGGCTACTAACCCCTATCTTCTGTGAAGAAGTTTATCCAGGTGAAAAAGTAAGACTAAGGACTACCATTAACAAAAGGTTTGCTGCCTTGTATCTTCCTATTATGCACCAATGTCTTTACACCATAGATTTCTTCTATGTAACATGTGAGCAGCTTTACAACGACCCCCGACAATTTCGGCAATTTATGTCGGAAGATCCTCTTAATCCTCAGGTTGAATGGGCATGGGCAACATATGCTCGGGCAAAAGCCATTTACACTGATGGTATTCTAAATTACATGGGCTTTAATGCTCCTCCTGGTGCTGGTACTCTCATATCCGGTACTGTAGTAGGCGCAATGCCAATTGCGGCCTACATGAAAATATATGATGAGTATTACCGGAATGATCAAATTCAGTTACCTATTTGGTATGGAATTGATCCGGGTGACAACACAACTATCCTAGAAGATTATCTTCCAGGGTTCAGGGCTAAAAGGAGAAATTGGCCTCGTGATTACTACACAAGTGCAACAAATACGCCTATTCTTGGTGAAAATGTACTTATACCTTCATTTGCCACTGACCCAGAATCAGGTCAATACATTGCTCAAAAGCTGTTTCAGCTTGATGGTGATATTATGACAGAGCAGGCTTTAAAAGGTTGGACCACATCCGGAGATACTGTACTTGCCCAGGGTAGTGATAATACTCCGGTTGTACTACAACTTTCTTCAACGATTGCAGATTTCCGCTACGCAAATGATATGCAGTTATTCCTTGAGCGTCATCTTCGTACCGGTGGCGTAAATGGTTCTTCAACTAATAACGGTGTTCGTTGGAATGACTTTGTGAAGGCTAATTTTAATTGGACACCAAACCCATTGTATATCGATCGTCCTGTATGGATTGGAGGTTACCAGGGTGACGTATTCATTCAGGAAGTTATGTCTACTGCGGAAGTAGGTGACTTCACGGTAGGCCAGTATGCAGGTCAGGCTCTTGCAATGGACGGTACTCCATATTTTTCATACACAGCTCCAGATTACGGATTTGTGATGGGAATTTACACTTGTTACCCTAAGGCTAGCTATTATAGCGGCCTGGATAATATGTGGCGTCGTGAATCCAAAATGTCTTATATGTGGGAACAATTCGCTTACATTGGCGATCAACCAATCAGGAATAAGGAAGTTTGGTTCTCATGGTATACATCAGATGCCGCTTGGAACGAAGAAATATTTGGATACCTTCCACAAGGTGCACAGTTCCGGTATAATAACGATATCGTATCCGGTCAGATGCGAACCCTATGGGAAAGCTTCCACTTAGGTCGAAAGTTTACTGCGGCATCTCAGGTTGTATTAAACAGCGATTTCATTACATGTACACCGGATATCGGTAGGGTATTCGTAGTGGATGCGGAAGCCGGTGAGCATGAAATCTACATGCACATGTATAACGATATCCAGATTCTCCGTAAATATCCAAAGAGTGCCATACCGTCGATACGATGATGATACGTTAATGGGGTTAGCTTGGTCGTGGGTAATACCCTCGGCCTTGCTTCCCGATTACGATTTATATACCCTTAACGATTCTGAACTTCATCATTATGGCGTGCGATGCACCTTTATCAATTAAGTACAAACAACCAATACCAGATGGAAAAGGAGGTTGGATTTATTATTTCCCTGCTGACTGTGGCAGGTGTCTACCTTGCCTTAAAAAGCGCAAAGCACAATGGTCATACCGAATTGAAAATGAAATGCGACATTCGGTATCTGCCTACTTTGTTACTCTTACTTACGATGACTCTAATCTTCCTGTGGGAAATGTTGTAGAGCGGGAGCATCACAAAATTTTTATAGAGCTCTTAAAGCTCTACGAATCATGGTTTGAAATGGCTTCTAGGCCAGATCATTCATATGAAGAATTTATCAGAGCATCAAATAAATTAGGAGAATATGCGGAAAATTATAGATATGATAATTACCCCGCCCGGTATTATGGCGTATGTGAGTTTGGTGGTACTACTGGTCGTGTACATTGGCATTATATCCTTTTTAATATACTTGATAAACGTAATATCGAAAAGGCCTGGCAAGCAGGCTTAGTTCAAATTGATGAATGTAACATCAACACAATAGATTATGTGCTTAAGTATATGATAAAAGATCGTGAAAACGATCAGCCGGAAGGCAAAAAGGAATGCAGCTTTATGTCAAAGGGTATAGGCATGCAAGGGGTAACGGAAGAGTTCATTAAACAAATCTCTGTTCCCGAAAATAATCAGGTTGTTAATTCAAGAGGGCATAAATTAGCCCTACCACGAATATACCGGAAGCGGTATCTTGACAAAGATCAGCTACGGGAAAAGGGTAAAGTAATAAATGAACGTGTCGAAATTCAAAAGCAGGAAAATGAAAAGCGCACTAGATTGTTGGGGCTTGACCCTGCTAAAAATGACGTTGTTTCTAAGCAAATACGTAAGAAAAAATTGAAACAAGCAATTGAAAAACGCAATAAAATATGAAAAGTAAACGCAAATTTCCTGCAGCAAAACCCGAGTTTAACTCAGGTAAAAAACTTACACAAATTGTGCAGACCAGGACACCGATAGAAGCACTAAAGATGCTTCGTGCTGGTCAGCCTATAGATATAATGCTCGGCTATTTTGTTGATCGTGGTGAAGCTACGAAAGACGTCTTTATGATGGATAGGCTTGAAAAGCTCCATCTCCTTGAGGAACTCAAGGAAAATCAACGTCAGATTCAAGAAGACATAAAACAAAAAATGCTCGAGCACGAAGAATCACTTAAACAACAAATCAATGAAACCGAAGCAACGTCAGGTAAAGAAGCTCCCGCAGGGGCGCAAACAAGTTCACCACAGCCAACCGGAACCACCTAAAAAAGTTGACCCTTCATTGGTGGAAAAGTTTCCCAATGAAGCAAAGCTTGGTAATGGTCAAATTGCCCTGGTGCATGAAAACAATTATTTTAAAGACATGCCACTTGAAGAAGTGCGTTCCAGGTACGTTAAGTTCTCAGTCTTTATGACTGAGGTTAACAAGGTTCTTGACCTGGAAAATCATACTGCAACATTAGATGGCTTAGCTCTACGCATACGCGATCTAGCGTACGCACAACAAAGGGAATCTTAAGATACCCGGTTAGGTGTATAGTTTTTTATTTGATCTCTGGTTAAGTCTAAGCCCGCAAAACTGCGGGCTTTTTTAATTTAAATTACATGAAGTACATACAATTAGACTGGACAAAACCAAAAACAAAACGCCTCTCCTGGAGAGGCAATGACTGGATTAAGTCGGATTATACAATAAATCCATATTGGTTAAAGAAAACAGCTTTTCCAATATGGAAAAAATTATATGCGGTAGCTAAAATAAACAATGCCAATTTAGTAGTCGATCCCCCTCGGGCCCCATTTGAGGGAGGAACGACCGAAAAAGGGTAGGGGGTAGACTGTACTATCACCAGTTATACATGGTGCGAAGCACACAATCCGGGACGTTCATAAAAACGATCGGAATATCAGCGGGGGGGGGGACCCGCAAACGGGACCAAAATGCGTCCCAAAAAAATAAACTACGGCAAATGCGACGAAGGAGCCTTTGCCGATACCAATCACAAGGAGGCGCAGCCGACTAATACAAAAAGCGGTACAAAAACCGCAAAAGTCCCACTTGCTACTCTGCTCCGGTCGGAAGACCGCACAGGTAGCAAGGGACGAACCCCAGCTCAGCTTAAAGAGTCGTTTACGGCTCTGAGAGCGTGCGCACATGATGCGTAGTGAGTGAAGCGAAGCAGAGCGTTAGCATAACGAACCCAGCATATGTCGCGCTCAGCGATCTGAGATGGGGGGAAAAACATTTTTTTTGAAGAAAAAAATGAAATATTTATAAAATAAATATAAAACACAACACACTGATTTTCAGTGTGTTGTAAAAAAAATACCGGAACGGTATAAAAAAATAATGTAGAACACTTGCGTAATAAAAAATCTTCGCATAGTTTCACAGGGCCTTAGAGCGGCTCGTCTTTCTAAGGCCAAAAAATAGGGGGTAATTCCCCCGTCAAAAAAACAAAAATGGAGAATCAAATTGTACAGGTAATTCAGTATGAAATGCTGGTCTTTCCAATTATAGTAACAACTATATTCTTCAAACAAACCGTTTATAATAACCTTCAATCCCTTAACTAATGCCACTAATCCTTATAGGAGTCATAGGCGGTACTCTTCTCGCCTCAGCTTTAAAAGCTCTCTTCAATATCGGTTCAACCGTAGCACAAAATCAGTATAATTCACCCAGGGCAATGAGAAATAGGTTGGCGAAAGCTGGCCTACCTCTTGCCTATATGTATAGGGGAAATGTAGCTACTCAAAACCAAGCTCCACAATTAGATATAGATCCACACTTAGGAACAGTTGCAAAACAGGATGCCGGATTAAAAAAATTACAGCGTGAAGACTTATCTTTAGATATACAGGCTAAAGGTTTAATGTCCGGCATAAAAGATGATGATGGCGTAGAGTGGAATAATAGAGTTACACGAATAAGAGCTGAAAATTTTATTAAGGAGTATGAAGGTAAGCTAAAAAAATTGGAATACCAGGTAGAGCGCGAAGCGTTTAGGGAAGGTATCACAATGCAAGCAAAAAGAGAGGCTTTAGCAAAAGCCGCACAGCAGGTAAAAAACCTGCTGAAACAAGCTGGTCTTATGGAGCAGCTACAAAACATCCGAGGTTTCGAGGAAAAATTAAACCAATCTCTTACAGAAGATTTAGATACTCTTCCTGATTGGATATCATCTCTTCTTAAAATTATTCTTGTAGCAACTAAACGTAAATAATAATGACAAAACGTATTGCACCTTCAGCAACATTCCCACAAAGGCAGGAACAGCATGCAAATGCTAATTGGATGAATCTCGGATTCAACCACAAAACAACTACAACAATGGGGTTACTTACCCCTATCTTCTGTGAAGAAGTTTACCCAGGAGAAAAAGTAAGATTGAGGACAACAATTAATAAAAGATTTGCTGCCTTGTATCTTCCTATAATGCACCAATGTCTTTACACGATAGATTTCTTCTATGTAACGTGTGAGCAGCTTTACAACGACCCTCGTCAATTCCGACAGTTTATGTCGGAAGACCCTCTTAATCCTCAGGTTGAATGGGCGTGGGCAACATATGCCAGGGCTAAAGCCATTTATACCGATGGGATTTTAAATTATATGGGTTTCAATGCTCCTCCAGGTTCTGGTACCCTTATTCTTCAGACAAAGGTTTCAGCAATGCCGCCCGCAGTATATCTAAAAATTTGGGATGAGTATTACCGTAATGATCAAATTCAAACTTCAAAATATACGGATGGATTGTCTCCAGGTAACAACTCTACATTTATTACTGATAATATTGTAGGACTTCGTGCCTTCCGTAGGAATTGGCCACGAGATTATTACACCTCAGCTACACCAACTCCTCAACAAGGGGAATCAGTTCTTATACCGTCTTTTGCTACTGATCTTGAGACCGGAGATTTTCTACCTCAAAAGACATTTAATCTTGATGGTTCAGTTACTGACGATGATACATTAGTATCTCGGCCAATTTATTCGCCTGGTTCAACGCAAACTTATCTTGCAGATTCTTCGGGAGATGCAATAGTTCTTCAACTTTCATCTTCAATAAGGGATTTTCGTTATGCTGCTCAAATGCAGGAGTACTTGGAAAGGTCGTTACGTGCTGGTGATCGTTGGAACGATTTCGTTTATGCGAATTTCAGGTTTAATCCAAATCCTCTTTTTATCGATCGTCCCGTGTGGATTGGTGGTTCCTCTGGACCAGTGATTATTTCAGACGTTATGTCCACTGCTGAATCGGGAGCACAAAAAGTAGGCTCTTATGCAGGTAAGGCTATGGTGGCCGGCGGAACCCCTCAATTTACCTACCAGTGTCCGGATTATGGATTCGTAATGGCTATGCTAACCGTATACCCTAAGGCCTCCTATTATTCAGGTTTTGAAAACATGTGGAGGCGTGAGACGAAAATGGACTACATGTGGGAACAATTTGCACTTATTGGTGACCAACCAATAAGGAATAAAGAAGTATGGTTCTCTTGGTATGATGCTGATATTGCTTGGAATGATGAGATATTTGGATATCTTCCTCAATACGCTCAGTTCCGTTATTCTAATGACATTGTATCCGGTCAGATGCGTACATTATGGGAGTCATTCCATTTAGGACGTAAGTTTGCGGCTGCATCAGACGTGGTATTAAATAGTGAGTTTATTACTTGTGTGCCGGACATTGGGCGTGTTTTTGACGTAGATGCGGAAGCTGGAGAACATGAAATTTACATTCATGCCTATATGGATATTCAAATCTTAAGGAGACTGCCAAAAAATGCGCTGCCGTCCTTATAGCGAAAATGAGATTCAGGCTATACCCTGGGACTGGAAGGTCCCGGGGTTCCTGATCTCTTGGAATTTGGAAGATTTACTAGATTCAATGGATAATCATTATGGAGTGCGATGCGCCTATACCGATCAAACTAAATCCACCCCGAACAGATGGGAAAGGGGGCTTGATTTATTACTTTCCCGCAGGATGCGGAAAGTGCTTACCTTGTTTGATGCGAAGGAAAGCACAATGGTCGTTCAGGATACAAGCGGAAGCAAGGAAGGCTTTTAGTTCATGCTTTGTCACTCTTACGTATGATGATAAACACGTACCTTTGGGAGATTATCAGTTATCTGGAAACAAACTGGATCACAAATTATTCATTCAAAATTTAAGAAAACTTGAAAAGGAAGAAGTTTTACAAACAAGAGTACTTGGGTCATATGATGAGTTGCGAAGAAAATTATCTGGAATACCAGAAAAGGACAGGCTTAAATATTACGGAATCATTGAGTACGGGGACAGATTTTCACGTCCCCACCTTCATTATATTCTTCTCAATGTTAGTGATGTTGGTAATATTAATATGGCTTGGACTAATAAGCCAATAAGGGCGTATAAGAAAAATGGGTATATTCCTGAAAACTTGGGAGATTCATTCGGCCGAATAGAAGTAGATGAATGCAATATAAATACCATTGATTACGTATTAAAGTACATGATAAAGGACAATGAAAAAGAGGAATACGATGGAAAGCAGAAGGAAGTTTCCTTTATGTCAAAAGGACTCGGATTATCATATGTTGATGATGAATTTATTAATTATATTACGGAACCTGAAAACAATTTGGTGGTCAATGATAGAGGAAGTAAAATAGGACTACCAAGGTATTACCGAAAAAAATTTCTTTCTGATTCACAAAATAATCGTAAAATTGCATTCATTAAGGATGCCACGGTGGTTGAAAAGGAAAAGAAAGAGAGAAAGATCAGAATGAATGGGAAAGA